ATTGAATCCGCGCTTAAGGGTCGCGCGTTTCGTGCGCAAGTTGGTTCTCGCACATGGAATGGTTCTAAGAAGAACGAAATCAAGATGTATTACATCGCGACAGGTACTACTACACCTTCTGTCGCTGCTGCAGCACCAGCACCTGCTCCTGCGCCAGCACCTGCGCCCGCACCAGCTCCCGCAGCGCCTGTTGCTGAAGCCCCAGCGGCCGTAAGTATGCCAGCACCAGCAGCACCACCAGCTGCACCGTTCTAATCACGATTGTCTGGTATCATTATCCATGCGCAAGCATGGGTAATGATCCAGCAATTATTTAAGGAGTAGTATGAAAATTTTAATGACAGGTTTTACTGCTTTACAGATTAACACAGAGCGACGCACCATACAAAAGATTGACGTGCCTGCTTTAATTGTAAAAGCGTTACAAGATCTTGGTCATGAAGTTGACTGGCGTAAGGTAACGCCAGGCGAGGACTTGTCTTCATACGATGTTGCTTGGGTTAACCTTGCTCCGTTGAACTCGCTTAATGGACGACAAGGCGCTATGGGCGCACTTTATACTTTATCCTCAGGCTTGCCTGCGGTTGGATTTTTTGATGATTGGCAGTTTAATACTGTGTTTAATGGCGCTCGCGCTATGGTAAAGAAGCCAGCAATGCTCTATAAGCATCTGCTTGTTGGTACAGAGCATCGCGGTGAAGAAGGCGCAACGTATTTTAGTCGTGCAGATATTGAGGCAGCGTTAGAACGTGTTCGCGTGTTAGATCCAGTTGCGGCGAAAAAGTGCTACATTGAACGTTACTACATGATGGACACAGACGAGAACGTTCAGCCTTATGAAAAGCGTTTAGTGCAGGCAGCAACAGACATGATAGATCGTCGTTGGGAAGCTGGTATGGTTCCAGTTTGTCCGATGTATGCGTGGGGTGACCGCACAGGTGTTCGTAAACGTATGCCAAAGGAAGTCGGTCCTATTGAGGCACTAGACCCTAGTGTAGTGGTTAACGATACACTTGCAGCAGTAACTCCGTCTGCAGAAAAAAATCGTACCTGGGTGCTTGGCGCATTGATGCCACACGATGAATGGTTAGGTCGCAAGAAACCAGAATGGCCAGTTGAAATTATTGGTAGTCGTAAACTTATTCGTAAACTTGGCGGAAAGCGTCTTGATACAGAGCAGGAAGTACTTGAGTATTACAACACGCGTTGGGGAATTCTTTCTCCACCGTATCCACACGCAGGTTCAGGCTGGTGGCGTAGTCGCTTTCTATACGCAGCGCACATTGGATCTATCCTTGTAACTGATAAGGGTGAAGGTGATCCGTTAGGTGACGCGTATAAGTTAACTATGGCTGATGTTGAAAAGATGTCTGATACAGAACTGGCTGCGGCAGCAAAGGCACAGGCTGATGCTTTGCGCCCTTACATGGGAACGTATGACCAGTTTAAGGATCACTGCCAACGCATTATTGACCGCGCGTTGCGCGAGGACAAGGGCGTTAAGTTAAACGCAGACGGCACTACCGCATGAGTCGTGTTCTTATCACTGGCATGTCTGCCTCTCAAACTTCTGAGAATGCAAACAAGCGCTCACTATCTTTTGCTGGATTATTGAAGGACGTTCTTACTCAATCAGGTAATCAAGTCGTGATGATAGAGCCAGATCTTACGTGGGAAGCAGAACACCTTGATTACTACGATGTTGTAATAGTCGGAATATCTCCTTTAACTAGTCTAAGTGCAAACTATGCCTACGGAGCCTTGCATCTTATAGATCTACTTAAGGAATCTAATAAGCTCGTATTTATGGTTGACGCACCTAACCCTGTGCAAATTAGGTCAAGTCTAACCTCGATAAATACATGGAACGGAAACCTTACTAAGGAGTTCTACAAAAATCGCAAGGGGTACAATCTTGCGGTTGCAAGGTCAAATGAGATGCTTGCAGTTGTTGATTTTCTTTTGAATGAAACCTGGCCAACAACGATATACCCACATCTTCCTTGGAGCAATGAAACTGATCTTATCAAACAGCTGCCAGACGGTGCTGCTAGTCTTCTTACCGGTGTTAATCTTGACTCATACATAATTAAAAGAAACACGCAGGGAGCTACAGATAGAACTGCGCGCTGGGTAGCAGATGATCCAGACTCTACGTGGACAAAGAAAAAACTTTCAACGTTAAATTATCCAGCAATGCCAATGAAGTGGAATAAAGGCTGGACTGATACACAGGTGGAGGAACAAATTGCGCAGTCAATTGGCGCTCTTATAAGTCCACATAAGGATGTGACGTGGTGGACATATCGTTATATTCAAGCGATGAATACCGCAACACCGATTTCCTCACTATGGACGCACACCTCTAAGATAGGAAACTCTTGGAGATACCTCGCGTCTACAATTGAGGATATGAGCCCGCAGGACAGATACAACTTGTCTAAAACTCAGACAGATGCCTATCTTGCTCACTCACCAAGTAAGATAGAGGCACTAAACACATTACAGGAAACACTTAACATAAAGGGAGAGGTACATGCTGTTTGATAGATGGCTTGCTAAAACAAAAGATCTTCAAAAAAATGTTTACTTCATTAACTATGAAGAGATGGAAGGCGACAAGGACGCAAACATTCGCCGTCTTGTTGAGTACATGCGCTGGAACATGCTTGCTATTGACGACGAACTCGCGGAGATGCGTCAGGCAATCTCATGGAAGCCTTGGCAACACGACAAGCCATACGCAGATCGTGAAGAGATTGTCAAGGAGGCGGTTGACGTTCTACACTTTGTCGCAAACATCATCGTTGCGGCCGGAGGAACAGATGAGCAATTGAACAAGTACTACCTTGAAAAGATGGAAAAAAATAAGCAGCGCCAGCTTAACGGATACAAAGTTCGTGCAGAAGGCGTTAAATGCACACAATGCACTCGAGCGCTAGACGACTTTGATGTACAAAGTTGTAGAGAAGATGGGTGCCCTAGTAAAGGAGGCACAAGTGCCGGAGATAAATGAAGAATGGGCAAAGGAACAATTTGCAGAAGCAAAGGTTCGTGTTGTTGTTGGCAAGTCTGTTCTCAAGCTACTTGAAACATGGAAGGAACTAGAGCTTAAGCCGGATCACGCCAAGGCTGCGGTTGAGGTATTTAGTAAACTTGCATTAAATCATGCACTTGTTGGTCCTGCCAAGGACGAGGTATGGATACCAGTTCAACCAGGTTTTCTTAAGGTTGGAGAACATGTTCGCGTTATGAATGACGCATTTAGCGATTCAACAGGAGCCATGCACAACGGGCGCGCAGGAATTGTTGTTGCCATACGCCATGGTGATGTTATTATTCGCTCAAACGACGACAAGAAACCTTTTCTTGACGGAGTTCATTACTCACCATACAAACTAGAAAGACGGATTAAGTAATGAGAACTAGCCTAGAGTTCAACGTTGATGGAGATAATCACGAGGACATCAAGAAAGAAGCTGAACAGCATATTAGAAAGTATCTTAGCCTGGATAAAGAAGCAGACCTCACAGAGTACGCTGACGTAGAGCTTAAGGTATTCGGTGAGTTATCAGAAAAACCGTATACCGCAAAGGTAGCAGTTAGGATAAAGAAATGACACAGGAAAGTAAGCCTCGCGTAGAGGCGCTTCGTGAGGCAGCTCGCATAATTGCAGGCGAGCGTGACGTTCAATACGGTGGGCCTGAAGAAAACTTTGAACGTATCGCAAAGATCTGGGAAGTAATCTTACATACTAAGATTACTCGTGAGGATGTTGCGATGATGATGGTTGGGCTTAAAATTGCTCGCTACGCTTCAAAATCTGGTTTTCAACCTGACACCTGGATTGATGTTGCAGGCTACGCTGGCTGTGGGTATGAGGTAGGACAGCTAGAAGCAAAAAATAGTGCAGAAACTGCTCCCCTAGAGCAACCTAAAAACTAAAAGCCAGTATAGAGTACTTCCGTGGCTAAATATGGAAGGTACCTATGACTGAGCCGACGTTTATTGACTGCAATGGCCTTGCAGGATTCATGAGTCTTGGTTTTGTGCAGGCTGGAATGCAGATGACAAGTCGCACGGGGACACTTAACTTTGGAAATGCAGTTGCAGAAGTAAATCGTCATCATCTAGGCAATAAGTGGAATACTTTTTTCTCAGATGACCCTAACGAGTGGCCGGTACAAAAGGCTGACGTAGTCGTAGGTTGCCCTCCTTGCTCTGGCTGGTCGGTATGGTCTGGTCCTGCTAATCGCGGTCCCGATTCTGCAGCGCACGAGCACACACGCGCATTTATGAAATATGCTGGACGCGTTGCGCCAAAGCTAATCGTGTTTGAGTGCGTTCAACAAGCCTACACGCAAGGGCGAGACGTAATGAACAAGTATCGTCTTATGGTTGAGGACATCTCTGGTAAGAAATACGATTTATACCACGTAAAACAAAACAACCTTCAACTTGGTGGATTCTCGTATCGCCCGCGCTACTTCTGGGTCGCGGTGCGTAAAGGACTAAAGTTTGGTGCACAAGTGACTGAGCCAAAAGAGTTTCCCAAGATCATGGACATCATCGGAGATCTTGCTAATCTTCCACAACAATGGGAAGAACAAAAATACATTGAGAAGCACTCTAAGTTTACTAAATACCTGCGCTCGCAAAATGGCAAGGTAAACGGGCACATTGGTAAGAATACTATTCACTCACAAAGAATTCAAGAAGTTTTTGACATCATTGGAAACGAAGGCTGGCCAGGAAATGGAGATCTTGGAGGAGCTATAAAGAAGGCCGTTGAATTAAACGATGGTAAGTTTCCTCAGAAGTGGATTGATATATCTGCACGCGTAGTTCGTAAGAACTACAAGCTTGGTTTTTCACAACCTTATCGTTGGAAGGAAGATCACTGGTGTAACGTTATTACAGGCTCTGCGCTAGATCATGTTGTACATCCAACTGAGCCACGTCTTCTTACTCATCGTGAATGTGCTCGTATGCAAGGACTGCCAGATGACTGGGATATCGAAGGTGCAAAAAGCTATTCAGCAATGCAGGCGGTATGGGGAAAGGCAGTCCCAGTGCACGCTGCTAGGTGGCTTGGAGATGCCGTAGCTGCCTCTCTAAGCGGGGAACCTAATGGACCACAGGGTGAACTAATCGGAGATCGTGAATGGCTTATAGACACTGATAAAGGCTTCTCAAGACATGCGGCAAAGAAGCGTTACTAGTGAGTAATAAAGCCTATCCGCAGTGTGAAAAGTGTTATCTTGAGTTTAATACTCAGTGGGAGCCAGAGTCTGTTGGAGATGACGGAAGCTTAATATCAAAACTAATTGCGGTGACAGTTCCGGAGTCTCTTGAGACGGGACAGATTAACGTATGTGCTCGTTGCGGTGATATTACAATCGTAGGAATATACGTAAATATGGAGGATGACGAGGTTCAATACGAGGCCGAGTCTCTTAACCTGGAGGATCTAAACACATTTCCAGACTCAGACAGTTCCTGATATAATTTATCTACCAAATGACAAAGGACGTACTACATGCAAACCTTCGTTCCACATACCGACTCTTTTGAGCGTATCGCATACGAGCTTGATAACAAGCGCCTTCACAAGCAAACACTAGAAGGCTGGCAAGTTCTACTTGCACTTACAGAGCTTGATCCACAGGGTAATCACCGTGACCCTAAGGGCTGGGTTAATCATCCTGTTGCGCACATGTGGCGTGGGCATGAAGCCTTACTAGTTTCCTATCTTGCGGCGACGTACTTTGAGTGGCGTAAGCGCGGTTTTAAGTCTACCATGCTTCCAAAGATCTATAGAACGTATGACCTGGCTGTAAGTATGGGACGAGCTAACGATACATTAACTGTCCCAGGTTGGATATCAAACACAGACAAATTCGAGCAGGTCGCGTCTACCCATCGCGTTGCCTTACTGCGCAAGGACTACTCCTGGTACTCACAGTTTGGCTGGCCGGAG